TACTTAACGATTGTTGATTAAAGGTTCCTCCCTTATCAACAACTAATGTTGCCATAGAAATCTCCGATGACTCTTCCTCGACAATAACTTCTTTGATTTTTTTACCGTCAGATTTTAAAATACCTTTAAGACGGATGACAACAGACTCTTTGTCTTTGTGAAAGACGGAAAAATTAGATTTGGTTTTTAAGACATCCAAATAGATAATCTCAACCAACACCTTTTGACTCGCATCGGGGGTAATATCAAAGTTTTTTTCTTGTAAGAATTCCTCTACTATGTTCCTAACGCCAAATTCTAAATTTCGGTTTCCTACAAGGTCTCCTATTTGAATCTTATTTGTAACAGATTCAATCCAAATATCATTTGTTTGTTGTGGTTTATTATGTGGGAGCACATATAGCATGCAGCTCGCCATTAGGAGTAAAAGCTTATTCATTTATAGTATCTTGGTATCGATAAATACTTAGAATTACCCTATTTTTAAAAAAAAATTATTTTTTTATTTGAATTAAGTTAGTTTTTTCTTTATAATCATTGTCCTCATTTACATACACTAATTAAAAAGTATTTATAGTTATAAACGTAAATTACTATGATACTAAAAATTGGGTCTAAAGGAGAAGACGTAAAAAAACTCCAGTTAAAATTAAACTTGGGTGCCGATGGTGTGTTTGGACCTGGGACTGAAACTGCCGTTAAAAAATGGCAATTATCAAATGGATTAACCGCAGATGGAATTGTTGGTGAAGGCACATGGGGTAAAATGTTCGATTCAAAACAATTAATCACTGAACCATTAGTTGTTTCTTCAGGTAGTGGGTTTAAATTAGAAAACCTAAAAGGTCATATACCTGATGCGGTTATTGCTCAAATACCTGATACCGCAAAAAAATTCAACATCACAACACCATTAAGATTGGCACACTTTTTAGCACAATGCGGTCATGAGTCGGCAGGTTTTAAGGCGGTACAAGAGAATTTAAATTATTCTGCTAAAGGACTGTTGGGTATTTTCAAAAAATACTTCCCAACACAAACATTGGCAGAGCAATATGAAAGAAATCCTCAAAAAATTGCATCAAAAGTGTATGGTGGTAGAATGGGTAACGGACCTGAACCTACAGGTGATGGATTTAAGTTTAGAGGTAGGGGTTATATTCAATTAACAGGAAAAGATAATTACACTAACTTTGCAAAGTTTATTGGTGAAGACACTGTCGCAAACCCTGATTTAGTTGCAACAAAATACCCATTAGCTTCGGCAGCATTTTTCTTTAATTCAAATGGTCTTTGGTCGATTTGTGATAAAGGAGCTGACGACGCCACGGTAACTGCAGTGACTAAAAGGGTTAACGGTGGAACTATTGGATTACCAGATAGAATTAAACACTTTAAAGAATATTATCATTTATTAAAATAACTTTGTAGTTTTCAAATAAAATGATATCTTTGATTTAAATAAAGACATTATGACTAAAACGGATATTAAAAGGGTGATTACTGATTTTGAATGGGTGATTAAGATTTTAGAATCATCAAAAAATGAGAACCATATGAGAGCAACTCTTAAATGTTTTTCGTTATGGGATTCAAAATATAATAATTCTAATTTGTCTAAAATTGATTCAAGGTTATTAACCAATCTAAAGTCAGATTTTTGGTCGTTATATAACGAAAAAAATAATAAAGTTGGATTAATTAGTATCTGAACATATATTTATTCGTACACATCACTCTTTTAGGAGTGTTCTCATATATCCCTTTCCAAAAGACCCGCTAAATTTATTTTGACGGGTCTTATTTTTTTACTATATTTGTATAAATCAAAAACTATGGAACCAGAAAAAGATATATTCGACCAATGGGAAGAAGAACGTAAACAAAACCCTTGGTTTATACGAAAATTAGAATTTATTCCTTTATGGTGGAACCATGAAGGTAAATATTATCATAAAATGTTTAGAACGGGTGTTAAAAACTTAATATATTGGTTTCCTATTATTTGGAAAGACAGAAATTGGGATTCTCATTATATTTTTGAAATTTTATCTCATAAGATTAAAGCGCAGTCAAAATATATTGGAGAACGAGATATTCATACCAGAGCAAAAAGGGATGCTGAAGTAATGATGACATGTTACCGTCTAATGAAACTCGTACAGGATGAATTTTATTCTAGCGAGTATTTCGATTATCATAAAACAAAACATTGGTTTGAAGATATTGAAGATAGACCTGGTTTATCAACATGGGAGTCTAAACTTTTAAAAGAAAACTTTGACGACTACTTCTCAAAATACCCTTTAATTTACAAAAGAGTGTTAAATGGTGAAGGTTGTTTTAATCGTGACGGTAGGAGGGAAGATAAACAAATCATTGCGATGAATATTGCGCATATCAATCATGACAGGGCGAGAAAATTGTTATTTAAGATAATGGAAGAGGAAATTGAAAAATGGTGGGATTAAAATATATGAAAAAAATACTATTAATAACGGTGTTGATGTTACTTGGATTGGTATCATCCGCACAAAAACAATCTGAAAACGGGTTTACGGACATAATAACTCCTGATACAACATTAAATAAATTTATGATGTATTGGTTACGTAAACCATATAAACTCGGAGGTAACACCGAAAAAGGTATCGATTGTTCTCAATTTAACAAAAGATTGTATATGGATGTATACGGTTCCAACTTAGAAAATGTTTGTTATAAACAATGGAATCAAACCACACGGGTTAAACAAGACAGTCTTATAACGGGAGATTTGGTATTTTTTAGAAGTAAGTCGTCACCAAGTGGTTGGCATTGTGGCGTCTTTATTGGATATACGTATTTTATCCATGCTGCGAATAAATACGAAGGGGTTAAAATAAGTAGTTTAAATGAACCTCGATATATGAAATCGATAAGAGGTTTTGGTCGATTAAAATAAATTAAAGAGTATGTGGAAAATTTTTATATCAATGTTTGTGGTTGTAGGTCTAATTTCGTATCTTTGGATTCACGGATTTAGCTATATAATAAAAAATCATCTTAACTATAGCGATGGTGATTTACTTGAAGAATTTAATGAAAACGACAAAAATAACTTATTATGAAAATAACATTCATCAGCGACACTCACAACAAACACAATCACCTTACAAGTAATGCGTATAATAACATTCTTGGAAGTGGGGACGTATTGGTCCATGCTGGTGATATTTCTAGTATGGGTAAAAGTCATGAAATAACCAACTTCTTGAACTGGTTTGGTATGACTGATTTCAAACACAAAATCTTCATTGCAGGTAACCATGATTTTGGATTTGAGTTTCACACTGACATTGCTGAAGAGTTCAAAGAAAAAGGTATCATCTATCTTTTTGATAGTGAAGTTGTAATTGATGGTGTGAAGTTCTACGGTAGTCCTTGGCAACCAGAATTTCACAATTGGGCGTTCAACCTACCAAGAGGAAAAAAACTCGCTGAAAAGTGGTCTAAAATCCCTACAAACACAGACATCTTAATAACTCATGGTCCTGTGTACGGAATATTAGATTACGCTCCGATTGGAGGTCATGTTGGATGTGAAGAACTATACAAAAAAGTTTTTGAGGTTAAACCAAAAATTCACGTATGTGGTCATATCCACGATTCTTATGGACAGAAAAGTATTGACGGTGTTGAATTCCTTAACGCCTCAGTTCTTGACGATACCTACCAACATGCTCACAAACCTATCGTTGTTGATTTTAACACCGAAACTAAGGAAGTGACTTATGCTTAGAGAGTTGTGTACTTGTGGGAAAGTTGCAGTATGGTGCTACATGCCAGGATATTCTTCAGGGTGTAGCCCATATTTTTGTGACGATTGTGTTCTAAGAGGATGTGATTGTAACCATAACTACTCAAAGGTAGATGCGTATTATCCTCCTTTAGAAAATCCAAATTATCCTGATGGTGAAGAAGGTATTGATTGGAAATGGATTGAAAAAGATGTTGTTTGGGTTAATATTGACAAAAAAGGTAGAGAATACCCATGTGCAGAATATGACTGGGACCCTGATGGGTATGAACGAGAAATAAATCCTCATGAATATGAAACAAAATGATAAAAAAGAGATTTTAATTTGTGGATGTCATTCATCTGACCACCAATTAATTATACTTTATAGTGAAGATGAGACGGATGACGGACATAAATTACCAATGTGTTATTTCCACATCCATTTAAATAAAAGACCGTTTTGGGAAAGAGTTAAATACGGAATTAAATACATCTTTGGTTACAAATGTAACTACGGAGCATTTGATGAATTTATTTTTAATCCCAATGACGCAGATAAACTACAAGACTTGGTTAACCACTTAAAAGAATAGTAAAATGGAAAAAATTTATTTAGATGATGTTAGAACTCCAGTCGATAAAGATTGGACTGTTGTAAGAAGTTACGAACAATTCGTAAGCACCATCATGTATATCGGTCTGAAGAACATCGTGTTGATTTCTTTAGACCACGACTTAGGTGACACCGCAATGGCGGAATGGCGTCGTAATGTATATCATAACTATACTTTAGACTACAATAATATTACCGAAAAAACAGGTATGGATTGTGCTAAATGGTTAGTAGAACAATGGATGGACGGAGAGCCTATTGTTGATATTGTTATTCACTCAGCAAATGCAATTGGAAGTGCTAACATGATGGGATACATCAACAATTACCGACATGTGAATCGATTACCTCAGAACTGTGTTAGAGTACGAATTGAACATACTGTATAAAAAGGTGGAGAAATCCACCTTTTTTGATATTTATTAATATGACTTTTTCAAAACTACCTAAGAAACAATTGGCATTTATTATCGAGAGGTTAATTAATGATAATTTCCCCATTGGGAACCCGTATAATGAAGATTATGATGGGGCATATAAAACATTATCCAATATCGGTAATTATTTTAATATTCCCGTGAATGACGAAGACGTTCAATTTTTTTCAAAATTATTAGATATTAATAAGGATGTTGTTTCCGAACTTGTTGCGAATAATGGTGAAAGACTTAAAGATAAGTCATTATATGAACAGTTAGAAATACCTGAGGTAAAAACTTACGATTTACGATATTCACTTTGGGGGACTTGTAACTATACAGAATATTTATCCCAAAAATTTGATTCATACGATATAGATTGGGTTCGAGCTTCTGCAAATCAACAGAGAGAAGATGGTAATTGGGATTATTATGAGGGTACTAATGTAAGGGACACTGAATATGAAAATTTTGAAGAAAGTGACTCATCTTATGATAATGTATATGAAGTTAATGATGACGATACCACAAATTTTGATGTTAGAAGAGAATCGATGTTAGATAGACTCGTTATTGAAAATACCCAAGATGTCGTTAAGTCCTTAGATAAAAAAACTTTAATAAAATTAAAATCAATTATCGAATCAAGACTTAAACTTCTTTAATTTAGACTCTTTTCTAGCTTCTTTTGCTAACTCACCCAAAGTTTTCTTTTTCTTATCCAACGGATGAACATACCCTTTTTTATATTTAATTTCAACTTCAATTGGTCCCGAAGTTGAGATTTTTGAATCATATTTCCAAATAGAGATAGTTTCCTCATCTTCATATACTCTTTCAAATTTGGTTTGGGTTGCGGATTTTTTTGTTTTACTAGTTTCCATAGGACAAATATACTAAAAATAACTTAAATTAGAAAATTTTTTAAAAATACTTAATATGGACCAATAAATATTTCCTGTTTAGTGGATTTTAACGCGTTAAGTAACAGACCTTCAATCTCATTAAATGGTACTTTATAATGTATTCTAATGAGTTTAATATCTCTATCCTTACAATATTTGTTTTTAATTATATCATTTTCTTGAAGTGTCTCAAACTTTTCTCCATACTTACCTCTTTTAACAAAGTGTTGTTCTCCATCGTACTCTATTAAGGTGTTTTGATTGGGAAGGTAAAAATCAAATCTTAATTCTCTACAATATCGACCTTGTTTAGAATTAAAACAATCATCAAATGTTTTTTCTCTAAAATCACATTTATTTAAAATACATTCTTCAGGTATTAGCTCTTTTTTAACTAAAATATTCGCAACTACGTCTTCACCGTAAGAACCTTTCATTCGTTCAAAATGTGTTGAAATTGTTTTATAAAACCCTTTATCTTCTTTACTTCTATTCATTGCAACATACCACATTTTAAGGTCATTTGTTTTAAAATCAGAAGCACTTTTGTATTTTTTTGCAACATTTAAAATATCTTCGTCAGAATATTTTGTTTTCTTTTCTAAATAGTCATATCTACAACCCCTACCATTTAAGTGATGATTGGGTGTAATTTCAAAATATTCGTTTCCCGTTGACTTTTTCCACTCATCTTTATGTCTTGGACAGATGATTTTAACTTTGGTTTGAGCTCCTTGGTAATCAACTAAACTGTAATCATACAATGGGTTTCCGTTAGAATCTTTATGTACGTTTTGGGCTTTAGTTATGAACTCATCATTACCTTTCATTTTAGCCTCTAAAATTAACCATTTATATTGACTCTCCTTAACTATAATCTCCATATAGGATAAATACTTACCGCAAACAAAAATCCCCACCTTTTGAGTGGGGACTTAAATTAAATTTTATTTAGTTAGAAACTTTTTTCTCTTTGGAAATAATATCCACCTTCTCCTGATAATTCGTAACAATCTTCCTGAGTTTCTTCAAGATTGTTTGGAGTACCTTTTACGTTTACAAAGTGTAAGTTTGGAAAATCATTACATAGGTCAACATTACTAAAATCGGCTTCTTCGCAATCAATAAATGCAATAAATCTAATTTCATCAGTTAATTGAGACATTACTTTTTGAACTACTTTAGAAGTTGCCCCCCTTAAAAGTATCATTCTACTGTTAAGCTCAACTATTGATTCATTATTATTTTCAGATTGTTCTTTGATTACTCTTTTAACTAATCTATTTAAATCTCTTTCTGTCAGTCTTACTATTCTTGCCATAATATTATATTTTATATATAAATATATCAAATATAATAAAAAAATAAAAATCCCCACCTTGTGAGTGGGGACTTAAATTATATTAATTAATCGTTAATGCCATTGGCCCTTTTCATCCCATTTGTTCAAACAGTCATATCCTTGTTCCTCAAAATTACTTTCAGTACCTATCAAATTCACATTTTGTAATTGATTTAAAGAACACATATCAATATCCTCAAAATCGGCAAATTCACAATTAATGATTGCTAAATATTCTAAATTAGGTGGTAAGTTTTTTAATACTCTTCTAACCATTTTTGGAGTTTGTTCAATTAAAGCAACCATTCCCTTTTTTCTATCAAATATATAATGTGGTTCATCTAATGAAAATTTAGTTTGCTCGTTAACCACCTTTTTAACTAATCTAGTTAGGTCTTTTTCTGTTAATCTTAATATTTTCTTTGCCATCTTATTATTTTTATAATAAATACCTCTAATAAATAAAAACCCCCTCTTTTGGAGGGGATTAGTTAATTTACTCTTCTGTTGAGTCAGACTTTCCTTTATTAATCCATTTGTCGATGGAACCGATTCCAAAAGACCCTAAAACTAACCATAAGAACGCATTAAAAATGAATTCGTTGATTACTAGGTCTTTTCCTAATGAACCTGTAACAATGTCTGCAATTGCAAACCCTGTCATCATAATAAAAGCTAAAAAGCCTACAACAGATTTCTCGTTGATTGTGTTGTTGTCGTTAAACAACTGTGCAAAGAATTTTTTCATAATATTTGGTAATTTACTTACCAATAAATATCTAAAAAAAGGAGATTTTTTAGGTCTCCTTTTAATTTTTACGCTATTTCATAACTTCCATTCCAAATAAATCTATCACCATTTGCCCAAGTGAATGGTTGGGTTACATTAACGTCACTGGCGGTTCCATTTGTAAAATTCACATATTGTAATGGTGCTTTGGTGTTAAATCCTGCTCTCGCACCAACCATTATTGCGTTATACCACGCAGAACCATTATCTAATAAAGATGCGGTTAGTAATATCGCATCAGCATCAATTGCAGGAATTGGCATTGATACATACCATTCTCCTGTACCAAAAGTTGTTGTACTACCCATCGCAATATTGCCTCTAACGAAACAAGTTTTACCTATAATAGCATAACTGCCTGTAATTGTTCCATTACCAATAACTGGATTGGTTGATGATGCAGTCCAAACTGGAACATATGATGTCCAAGGAATATCCGACCCAAGTAATGTTTCTCTTGTAACTTTATATGATTGTGTAAGTCCGCTATTGTCAATAACAACATAAGCACCTGTGGTGTTTCCTGTAAATGTTGGTAATGCACTAATTTTTGTATTTGCCATTTTAACTTATTTTAAGATATCCGTAATTAACTACCTGAGGTGTACCACTGTTATTG